GCCTTTTCTAGAGCCTTTTTTCTTTTTGGCTTTGGCAGCCATTGCTTTGCCCTTTTTGGTGTAGGGGAATTTCTGACCACTGACGAGAGGCATGCCCATGATTGTTGCTTAACTAGAGTTCCGAGCCCGCCGACCTGCAGCCCTTGCTTTACGAGTGTTGGCAACGGTTCCTCTGCCGCGTCGACTGCCTGCACGTTTTTTGGCATCAGTTGCTCGAGCCTCTGACTTGCTCATTGATTTCCATGCTCTGTCAGGCAAATACCTGGCTGTCACCTTGCGACCCTTGCTGTCAGTGCGAGCAGCCTTCTTGCCATCACGAGTGCGCCATTTCTGTCTAGACCAGCGTGATAATGAATTCCCAGAAGACTTAGAACCCCTATATCCGCCACCAGCTTTCTTGTATTCACGAGTAGCCCATTGCGCCGCACGGCCAGACCACTTGCCAAACTTTCGTTTCGCTGCGGCTACTTTGCTTTTCCAAAGAGATGGTTTTGTTTTGGTTGCAGTACTCATTTCCTTGACCTCGGTGCTTTAGTAGATCTACCATTTGAACCATTACGAGCGCGATTCTTGCTTCTTGATTCAAGCTTGGTTCCGCCACCTCTTGTATGACTCACGTCTTTACCGCCTTTGCCCATAATGTTTTTTGCTCTGCGTTTACGGGCCAACTCTCTTCTGTATCTTTTACGCTCTGCTGTTGAATGATATTTTGTGTCATACGCCTTCTTCTTTGCCCTAGCCTTCGGGTTTCGAGCGTAGAATTTGGCGGAAGCTGACTTTTTCATTGGGTCCGGTCAATGATGTTGACATCTGACATCCTGTAATCAACCTTGTCCTCAACGCGAGTCAAAGTTGTTGTCAGCTGGTTATAGGATTCCTTATTTTGCTCTCTAATCAAATCAAAAGACCGGGATATATCTTCCCGCATTCTTGCTAACTCTTGGGCTACGGTATTTACGCTATCTTTAAGCTCTTCTTTAGTTACATACTTTTCTGCAATTTTAATTTCTAACTTGTCTACTAAGTCCTGCGCTTGATTAGCCCTTGATATAGCATCTTCAGATTTACGCCAGGTAAATCCACCCCAACCCAAAAGTGTTGCAATAGCCATAGGTAACAACACCTCAGGACTCATGGAGTTCTCATGCTATTTTTAGATTACCTTTTACAGCTCTCCGCCATCCTTATTCTTCTGGCCGGGCTCATACCCTTTACCCTTCATGCCAGTGACAGGATCGGCAACATTTACTTCATCTTCTACAGGAAAAGAAGCGTCTACATCAGCATCGATATTGATGCCGTCGATATAACGCGGTCCTTTGCTGTAAGTCACATCAGTCATTCTTCCAGTCCCTCCTCGGCTTCAAGCTGTGCTTCAATTTCTTTGCACTTTTCAAAAATCACAGACTTTGTCACATATGGATTCAATTCCTCGCCTTTTTCAGCTGCCCACTCAAGCAGTTCAGCCTTGGTCATTTCTTCAAGCATTTCGCCAATTGATTCTTTGACGGAATCATCATCGAATGCATCCGTACCTGCTTCAACCAAAATTTCTGGCAACGGCTTTGATGGTGGTGCTGGCTCGGCCTTGGCCCCTTCTTCTTTCCAGCCATCAGCGATTAGCTCGCGTGCTTCAACGGTAAAAAATGCCTTGCGGCGTTCTCCGTCTTTTACAAACCAAGTTGGTTGCTTTTTAAGATGTGCCATATCACAAAAAAAAGGGGACCCTGAAGATCCCCCTAGTATTCCAAGCAGAAAGATTGATCAGTCGACCAGTTCCAGGAACACGCCGCTGTGACCAGCGGTGCCACCCAGGGTGACGAAAGCATCGTTGTCATCTGCATCACACAGAGCGCCACGGACATGAGCAATGCCCACACCGTTGCGATCAAGGTCAGCAGCATTGAAGACCACGGCTTGACCGCCCAGGGTCACGGTGATCTTGTTGGTGCCAGCATCATCAATACCGGAAGCACCGATAACAATAACGCGGATGGTCTTGATGGCAGTCAGGGTGACAGGAGCATCAGTACCGGTTGCGGTAGCGGTGATTTTCGCCGCATCGTCCAGGTTAAAACCTTCGCGTGGGAAAATCTGTGTTGAACGTTGAGCCATTTGGAACCTCTTGTTAGGTGAGTGCGCCTAAACCTTCTCGTAGAGAGATGAAGCGAATGGCGCTACAGTTTATATTACCATTATTTAAAAGATATAGCGTTTCCATCATGATATACGTACCAATCCACACCCTTTCCGGTAGTATCACCACCCATATACAACGCTTCTCCGTTGTAATAAACGTCAGTGACAAGTTCAAACTCATTAATGACAGAGGTAGCCTCAACGACTAGCCTTGACGGATCAAACCGATCGCTGTCAGGCAGTTCAAATACGCCCGTAAAGTTTCCTTTTTCATAACTATTGTAGAATATGTAGACATCTTCTTTGTCTTCTACTCTGGGCTCCATAAAAACCCTGAGTGGGCAATCTTTGATCTCTCTTAAAAAGAGAGGGTTGTCTTCGTCACCAGACTTACATACACCTAGGATTTGATCTGCGAAAGCACCCCAGCCAATACATCCGTCTGTGATTGTGTCCCAAGTCGGCAACTCTGCACCTGTATTACGCCAATCAGTTTGCACTGTTATGACTTCAGGGTCAAAAGCAATAGAGCCATCAGGTTCCTTAAAGAAGTATTTTTTCTTCTGCTCAGGAGTAAGCTTGACTCCGCCAACTTCTGATTGATAAGAGCGGTCCCAAGGGTGTTGACCACCAACCCAGACGGTATATTCAGTCATGATAAATTGAAACTTATTCAGTGTAAAGACAAAAAAAAGAGGGCCGAAGCCCTCTAGATAATTATGTTGATAACTAAATCAGGCAGTAGCGTCGAAACCAGCCAGACGTGCAGCAGCACGACCGTTGATCAGAGCCAGTCCGCAATACCACTCAACACGGGTGATGAGTTGCGGTTGGGTGTGAGACTCGCCGAGTTCACGGACAGAGATGCCGCCGTTCTGAATACCGGTCAGCAGGTCGTTGCCGAAAGCAACCACATATGCGTCCTGAGAGGAAGGAGTGCCGTCCAGGATTGCAACGTTCTGATGATCGCGGTCAACTTCCAGCACCGGCACGCCGCCATAGACGAGTTGCTGATAACCGAAGTCGTTACGGGTGATCTCGATCTGGGTGTTTGCACGAGCTTTCTTGCTCAGAGCGCGACGACCAGACTTGGACATGATGATGTAACGCTGACCGCCTTGGGCGTCAACTGCATCAATAGCTTCGTCCAGCTTGTCCAGGTTCAGAGCGCCAGAGCCGTTAGCAATGTACTGAGAAGAACCAGAACCGATACGAGCCTGCAGGCCGTCGAATTCGGAAGGAGACTGGTCAGAATCACCTGTGATAAACAGGCTTTCCCATGCCAGACGCATTGCGCGAACACGAGCTTGGATCTGATAAGCCTTGGCCTGAGCACCTTCCAGCTCAACGATTGCACGGTCAACCTTGATGTCGCCGCCGAAGAGCTTGAGGCTTTCAGACTGTTGGCTCACTTCGCCATATTCTTCAGCCAGGCTGCCGTTGTAGTTACGGAAACCGACGTCCGGCAGGGACTCTTCACGCTTCCAGAACAGACCGTTGCCTTCAATGTTGCGGAAAGGCAGCACAGACAGCAGAGGACCAGCAGCAAGCTCGGTAACAACAGCGAGTTCAGCTGGGGTAGTTGCGTGCTTCTGCGCTTCAAGCAGAGTAAGGGCCATTTTTAATACCTTAAGAGGAGAGAAAAGATTGGGTGAGGTTGCTGAATAAGTGCATCGCGCAAATAACAGCTCGACACCCGTCCAGTCGACTCCGTCTCAGAGAAGCCCTTGGGGTGATCTACTGTTATGATACCTATATATTTGGTACTAATTTTTACCTCTAATTAGAAGATTACCAAAATTAGTTACCAAATGCACGTCGGAACATTTCATCCCTAGACAGATTGGTCATGTCTTCGACAGGCATGCCGTTAGCATCTGTCCCGCCGTAACCAATCCCAGCACCAGTGCCTTTAGCCCCTTTAAAGAAAGTTCCGTATACCGGATGAATCTTATAGCTAGATACAAAGTCCAACGGATCAATCCGCTTTCCAGATTCTTTATCAAGAATTGGATCACCAGCTGCATCGACTACGGTAAGACTGCCGTCTTCTTCCTGTCGAAAAGATCCAGAAATTTGGTTGCTCAGCATATCGAAGAAGCTGATGCCATCGGCCGAGTCAGTTTTGCCGCCTGCAGAAAGAAATACTTTTTCAAGTGCATACTTTTTGCGGAATTCAGCAAGGTTTGCTTTTGCAAGTGCTTCACTTTCTCGGGCGGCTTCAGCCTCCTTTGAATACTTCAGTTCAATAGCCTCACGAGCTTCGCCAAACTGCGCTTGCAATTGAGCGGCCTTGGCTGCCTCTTCACGAAGTGACTTCACTTCATCAGGATTGGTCTCTTCGAATCGAGCAAGCATTGCGGCTTGTTCTTTGACTTGCCGTTCGTAGTTCTTTCGAGCTTCTCGTTCAGCTTTCAGAGCCCTGTAAAGGCCTTCGTTGTTCTGTTCAGATTCAGTTGATTCAGTTGTTGCAAAATCTTGTTGAGATTGTGATTCCGTCTCGGAAGCTTTCGTCTCTTCAGCCATGTGATTGCCAAGGATCACCCTTGGGAAAAATTCGACATAGTATTCCTACTTTATCTTGGCCACTTAGATTTGGGACACAATTCATCAGGATCACCTCCAATCCAAGTCTTAGCTTCCATAAAGCATCCGCACTGAGAACAACGCTTAGACTCTTCTATGAAGTGCGGACATTGCTTGCAAATGTCATATCTTTCTTCTCGAACTTCTTTGGATACCTTGCCTTGAGAAACTGCTTGATAAGTGCTCTTAAGAACACCTTTAGCCATAGTCCGAAGACTTGCTTTCACATGCGTATCTTTCTTGGGCTTTTCGTCTTCTTGCTCAGATCCGGCTAGCAAAAACAGCCTGTCATGCCTTTCTTTTGGCCAACCACAAACAGGACCAGCGGGCATCTTGCCGTCAGTCATTAACTCTTTACCAATATTCATCGACTATTTTTTGGCTTAAGTAGTATACCTTTATCCTAAACGCCGAGGCCACATAATGCCTGAAGAAGGTCTACCTTCAGTTCCTCCGGTGTCGACTTGACCTGCGAATGCAAGTGTTACAGCTTCTTCATCAGAAAAATCTATCAGGAATGATTGATAATCAGGGTTGGTTGGAGAAGGCTGGATTCCATCGCTTGGAAAATTGGTTAAAGCCATTGTCAGACCTGCGGGTCAGTTGTACCGCAATTCAGAAGCAAAGAATTGTCTGCTCCAATTCTTATGTAGTAGGTTGTTCCAACCTTGAGTGTGCCTGAACCCAAGTTTATCTCAGTTTCATCCATCATGTCTTCTACATACAGAGCAGTACGACCACTTGTGTCATACATAAACAAACCACTGCTATTTCCTTTCACAGCCGCATAATTGTAAAAGGCAGTTGGTACGGTCGAGTTTTCGCCCTGACTACTTGTCCAAGCACAGAATGGATACATTCCTTGTGAACCATAACTACTATCGTAAAAAGCATTACTGTTACCCGAATCACGAATTAAAAATGGAGTAATCGGTTGAGATGGATCACTACTTCCCAGACTACCGCTATGCACCGTACCCACTAACGATTCTTCGGGAGGCCAGAAACTTATTACTCTGCCATTAGATGTAATAATAGCCCAACAATCGCTGTCGGCGGTATCGGTCCAAAAATTCCACTGCCCTTCGTGAATTGTACTTACATAATCGCTCTGGTAGTTACTTGTGTTAGGACCACTGGCGCTGGGGGTGTGAGTAGTGTCAAAGCGGTATTGTTTAAACTGTTCACTAGAGCTACTGTAGTCATATTCGAGCACAATGCCAAACCTTTTAGTGCTACCTCCAAATTGTGTAACATTTTTCGCAGCATAGTAGTATTTTTTACTTGTCCCACTGTTGTTGAACTTAGAAGTTGACCACCCCTTGCTAGTCAACCAAGTGTCAAACATATCATCTAGTACATCCCTCGTGTCTGCTTGACTAGTCGTAGAGACTGACTCTGTAGATGTATAAGCTTTTGACCAAACCATCAGACAAGACTTAATTCCTACTATTATTCCTACTCTTGATCAAGCAAGTCCTACAGTGACTAAACTTATAGTGATATTTGAAGTTGCAGACGAATCATTAGTAAACGTATAATACAACGTATTTGTGTAGTAAGAAGCCTTAGGAGTAAAAGTGAAGGTCTGATTACCTGTAAATATAATCTCAAGAATGACACCATCATCCACTTCTGGGTCGACATTTCGAGCCCTGCCGGCATCTGCAATTCTTGCCGCATCTGTCTCATAGATCCTCAGCCAACCCGCTACATTACTATTGGCGCTATGAATCAATCCTGCTCCATTAACGACAGCTTTTGTAAAATTGGCGGTAGCTCCAGCAGCCACTGTGTTTTGAGTCTGTGAGACGGTTACGGCGCCTGGAAGTGCTGCGGTTCCTGGTCTCCACTCAGAGTTCGCAGCTGACCAGAGCAAAGCTTGACCGTTGGCAGGTGTAACGGTAGTTGTGTTTACGTCAGATAAAGCATCAATACTAAACGACCCCAGACTCGCAAGTACATTGCCTGGTACAAAAGCAGATCCATTCCATTTGAGAACCTGACCACTTGTTGGGACATTAGTTGTTGTATCTACATCCTGCAGTTCATCAATACTAAGAGTACTAAGATCGGGAGCTACATCACCAGGCACCCACTTGTTACCAGATGACTGATAAATTAGTCCTTGTCCATTCGTAGGAGCGTTTGTCGTCAGGTCAACATTACTTGCATCATTAAGATTTAGCGTATGAACAACGTAGTTACTTGCCGCAAAATTGTATCTTAGGAAAGTGCCATCCGTGGGTGCGGTTGACGTAATATCAACATTACTTAAATCGCCAATACTGCCTGCAGAAGTTTGAGCAACCCAACTAAGACCACCATTACCATTTGTAGCGAGAACATTTCCTACGTTACCGTCTTCGCTTGGCAGTACGTAATCGGTATCTTCGGTTAGATTTTCAGGAATAGTAAATCCTATGTAATAACCAGTCGGTGTGTCTGCTCCTGAGTCACCGCTATCAATTCTGATCTCCGGCGTGTTGTTAGTATATTCAGAGCCAAGACGTCCCTGGATATGTAGTCGACCCATGTCGCTTCGCATCGTGATACCACGACCGCGTTCTACATAAACAGCTGAACCAGTGTCGTCACTAGATCTAAAGTTTTTAATGCCAATCCCAAATTCTGGATCTGTAATCAAACACCTTTCGAATCCAGCGGGCATATAAGCAGACGGAGGATCAAGGCGAAACTCTGTAACGTCTTCAACTGTGAGTATTTTTTCGTTATCACTGGTGACATTAGTTACATCACCCAAATCAGCAATTACATTGCCGCCGATACTTGCTGCAGAGCCCGGCATGTTGCGCCAAGCCCCGTTTTGATACACCAAGTTATCACCATTAGCGACTGTGCTAAATGTGACATCACTGAGATCGCCTAAATCTTCGTTAGTAATATCATCTAAAAATCCTGCACCATTGGTTAGTTGATTTGTGTCGGTAACACGCCCAACGATGTCAACATAATCTATATAACCAGCTTCAAACTTGTTGGTCGTATCATTCCATATAAGAACATGATCTTCAGTAGCGCCAGAAGAAGTTCCATCGACATCAGCCAGGTCAAAAATGCTACTTGCAGTGATATTTGCAGGCGGAATAGCAGCATTTACCCACTCTCCTGAACTGGACTGATATACTAAGACATGATTGTTTCCGGGTGTTGTTATGTTGACATCAAAAAGATCGTTAATAACTATATCAACATTTAAATCACTTACGTCTGTAGGTCGATTGCCTATGTCATTGTAGACTAATGTATGGTTTTCCCAGTTACTACTAGTACTGTTATATTTTAAAAACTGATTCGCAGCTAAAGAGGATATATTTACATTGCCTAGGTTATTGATTGTAAATGGCTGGTTTTTAAATTTTTGATCTGCAGTGCTCCAATTTAGTGTTTCTCCGTTTCCGATATTTGAAACTGTTTCCAGTTCTACATCCGACAGATCGCCGATACTGCTTCCACTTAAATCTGGGGAAGGCAATACACCGGTCTTCCATGCCTGCGCTGTTGAGTCCCACTGGATTATTGAATTATTAGCTAAAGTTGCATAATCACCGAAATCAGTATCATACAAACGCCTTAGCTCGTCAGTGTCTCTTGCTGTTACAGCGTCATCCGTAGGAGCTGCTGTTGGCGTTGTATATGAATAGACACCCTTGTAAATAGCAGTGCCTACATGCAGGCTGATTGCGTCAAGAGTACCATTTAGGCCTCCAATGTTTCCAGTGGGTGATGTCTGCCCAGAAGTGTTAGATCCAATCCTGATTGGTTGAGGCAAAGCGAACCCTGTACTGCCAGGATCTCCAAAGTCAATAGCTTCTTCATGAAACTTTCTTTGCTTAAGCAAGCCATCAACAAAAGCAGCATAAATACCTTCACCCTCATGCTGTATCACAACATGATGCCAGTTACCATCGAGAACAGAAGTAGCTCTTGTTGAAACGATCTCACCGGTAGTTGGCAAGAAATCGTGTGTTTGACTTCCCCCAGGTCCAATTCCCAGTACAACAGACCCCCTGGCCTGCCCGCTCGTCTCGCTAGTTGAGGTTCCACCGGCATTTGGCTGATCGGATGTACCAGCATCTAGATAGATTTGCCAAGCACCTGGCCCACGCACGTAGTACTTGCTTCCGATGATGCCAAGAAAACCAGTACCTAGGCCATCATTCCAGGCATACCAGTCGGCAAGATTGCCTTTGATCCAAAATTGAAGCGTCCACGGTTGTGTGCTTAGATTTTCAACATTAGTAGCAGCGATTTCAAGAAAATCTTTGTCGTGGTCTGAAGCGTCGTTGTCAAATGTAGCTGCCTTAGAACCAAACTTGTAGACGGTAGTACTAGGAAACGTGGTAGTAAATGAGGCTGTATATGTTGTATCATCAGATGTACTTTCAAAATTAAGCAACAAGCTTGGCTCAACTGCTGGTATTACTGAATCTTTGCCGACAAGTGTTACGGTATTATTAGCATCAATTGAATACAGCTCTACTCCACCACTTTTCTGTCTAACGACAAGTTCTCCAGCCGCGATAGGATTACTACCATTGGTCGGATTTATAACCTGCTTGATCTGGGAAACTGAATCGGTGGTGTTTTTAAGAATAATTTTATCTGGAAAAACAGCCATTTAACGATCAAAGCTAGGCTAGTCTTCCATTCACACCTAATAAATGCTAGCTAGGGCATCCGCTGAATCCAGCCGGTCCCAAATTAACTAGACCGTTACCACATTCAAGGTGAGTCGCTATTACTTGGCCATTTACTACTACATCGCAATGCGTGTGCGCTCTTCCACAAATCGAATCGTCCTCAGCGATGGAAGCAGTAACTTCTAAGGATGGTCCGCCTTGAGGTGCGAAGAAAGTTCCTCCCTGAAGATGGCAGTTGTCAGCTACTTTAAATTTTCTGTAGGGCACGCATGCAGTCCCATTGGCACAGCAATTTCCTTGACATACGAGGCCACTTGTGCAAATCGTTAGATCTTCATCGTCCTCACAAAAACCTGTCTGTTTGTTGCACTTTTTGTTGTCTGGACAGCCCGGCGGGCCGTTGCAACCATCTTTCTGATCATCTACCTCACAAACCTTACCAAAAAGAGTTACTTCTGTACCTGGCACACAACTGCTAGGGGATCCTTCTTGTGGCACAAATATATTTCCCCTGTCATAGCAGGTCTTTCCCTCTTCGCTGAATCCTGCACAATAGCTCTTGTTAACTGCTCCACCTGAAGGGCATGTTTCTCTCCTTGTCTTACATTCACAATCAAGCGTTTTGCCGTTGTATTGATGGTAATTACATTTACCGTCAGCTTTTTGGCACCCACCGGTAAGTTTCTCACATAATGCAGCAACCTTTTCCCTTCGTAATGTCGCGCAACTTTTTTGATCAGGTCCACCAGTACACGCTGGTACGGATGCGACAACGTTGACATAAACATTACTGCAAGGACATCTGTTATTTTGTGTAGAACACACAGTGATACAACCATTGCATTCTTCCTTGCAACTGCCGTCGTTCTGGCAAAACTCGCAAGCCTTAGGGCACTGTTCATTTTTAGGTTTACAGTAACAGGGTTGAATACCACCGGGCCTACACTCGCCGTTCATGCAATTCCCGCAGTCACAGACTGAATCCATCTCGCAATGATCAGGCAGTTCATCGAAAAGTTGGTAGTAACTATCGCAATATGTATCGCATTGATTAGGGTCTTGAAATGGCTCGCATTGAATTTGTGTGATTGTGCCTCCTCCAGGTCTTGGTACAATCCTTGTATAAGTAGTGCCACTACAACATTTTCTCTCCAACGCACATAGCGGCGTCCTGCATATACATATCTCTGGGCTTGGGTCGTTACAACCTCCACCCTTTCCAGTAGTAGTATCTGCCTCCTCTTTTTTTACGCATCTACCACCACTGCAGGTATAACCAGACCAGCAATTAGCAGAGCTTGTACATGTAGTATTTGTATTGTCAAAAACTAAATCTCTTCTATTTCGACCTGGAGCGTATCCGAGGCTCCTGAGTGCTTGTTCACTGCCTGGTGAATATGCCGATTCAAAATTAATTTTGTTAAATACGTTTCTGTCATTATCATTATACAGTACTGTTGCAATATGAGTTTTCTCGCTACCAGGAGCATAGGGAAAATCAAGGCCAGAAGAATTAAATGATTCCCTATCGTTATACCAAGGCATAATTAATTAATACTCGAAATAGTTTGCCTTTAATAACCGTTCTCTGACGTTCTAGTGAGTGAACTTACTGCTTTTCCAATCAGCACTGGTCGCCAGGCTAAATTATTACTCGAGTCCTTTGCTGCTATAAAGATTTCCCCAGTGCTTTGGGAGTCTGCCGGTGTGACAACAATAAACTCGCCAGGCTTCTTTGGACTTAAGGTTTTTGTAATGGTAAATCCATCTTGCACTTGTGTGATACTTTTTCTAGGGTCAGAAGACACCTGCCTGGTAAAGACTTGTACAAATTTCTTTTCGATTGTTTTCACACCGACAATTGTGCCATGCGCCAAAGATGCGTACGGTCGGTCAGCAATTATTCTGTTACCGTCTATAACGCAAGTATTAGCATGGTTAGCGTCACTTGTAGTGCCTGACGTGAAATTACCGCCGTCAAAAATTATCTGGAGAGTACAGTAATCGGTTGCTGTACCCGTGGTAAAATTACCTCCATTAAATGTTGTACAGTCAATACACGTAGACATTATCCGAGCCTGTAATAGAAAGTTCCGTTGCTGTTTGACACGAAAAGCTCGACATAACCTGTGTTAGAATTAAAAAAGCCGACGATTTCGTTTGGGTCTACAGCTGTATCTAGTGTTTGAAGTGGCGTTGGCGCACTACTTAGCATCCTGACACAAACGCTCTCTGCGTCTTCAATTCTTGTAGCTTGAAAACCAGCAGGATTGATAGCCATTAATAACTTGCGTAGTAAACGCCATTAGAATAAGTCATTTGTACTTTTGTCCCTTTAGGCAAAGAGGCAAACCCAATAGAACTTACTATATATTCACGATCTTTATATTCGACTCTGCCAGCACCATCTTCACCCAGTTCTACCCAGTTCGCAGTTACTGTTCCATCGATTGTTCCTTTAATCGGCTCACGACTCGCCCGCCTTTCAAGCTCAACCATCCTATTAGCTTGTTGGATCTGACTGAGATTTGAAGCCATTTTAGTTCGTGCCGTCTAGGCCAAAAAGTTTGATGTCCCAATAAAAAGATACCTGATTACCATTGGCGACATTGACAGCGGCATCAGTTTTTACGACACCAACAATGTTACCGCCTTCAGTATTTGTATGAACAGTGCCAATCGGTATGGTCGCTGACGGTTCAGTAGACCCAGTTGGCAAAGCACCTGCGGCAATCATGGTTGCCGTGCTGACTGTCAGGGAATCAGAAGCCGAATAACCTGTGCCTGCGTTGTTAACGGTAAAGGTGTAAACATTGCTAGCTACAGTCAAATCAAGTGTTGCACCTTTGCCCGAACCGTCTGTAGTTGTAGGAAGGTTTGAGTAAGTACCATTTGTTCCTGTGCTTGGATCTTGAGTGGCCGCATCCAGCGTTACAACGTTTCCAGTGCCCCAAATCAAAGCAGCATGCGTAAAAGTAAATGATGTATTGCCTCCGTCGTGTGTAAATATTACAGTTTTTCTAGCAAGGCCAACAGATTCTTGAGCGTAAGTACTTACGTCACTAGAAACAACCTTAAATGTTTGACGATCATAACCAGCCGTTCCTTGTGCTAATTCAGCTGCCTTAAAAGTGGAGTCATTAGTAGTTCCGGGAGTGTAATCACCACTATAATTAACAAGCATGCATTCAACATACTTGCCAACCCAACGATCTGTAATTTGCTTAGTAATCTCCGCAGAAGAGACTGTCCCGGTAATTGCCATAAATCACTCGCCGTCGCAGTAGTATTCCGATCAGCTAAATAAATCACCGTCAATAATCTTGCTGCCATCGACTATCAAAGATCCGTTCGCAGTTACAGGCAGGTTTCCGTCAGCAGTCGGAATCACCAGACCACCAACCTGAGATGTCATCCCTGTTACATAAATCTTTAAATAAAAGTTCAGATCACCTTCATAGCTTGATTTCGGAGGAGTAAAAATACCACCAAATATTGCATCAGTTTTGATGGTGAAATTGAGTTCGCAGTATATTTTTTGGTTGACTGGCTTCGTAGGAGGATCATTGTTTTCCGGTTCAGGGTTTGGCGATGGTGGATTTGTTGGCGTACCACCGTCCATATTGGGAGTAGCGTCACCAACTACATTGTCAGGCTCTACAGTGGGATTTGCTGTAAATTCGATCATAAAAATCCCGTCAGTAGCTACATAGCAGCCAGCTTGCGTTACCTCCCAAGAGGAAGCATCCATCCGATAAGCAGCATAATGAGAATGGCTAGGGTCGTAGTACCTAAAAGTCCTTGTTGGATACCAATTAGACGCAATCTTTTTGCGTAACATCTCAGTAATTGCAATGCCTTGAATGTCACCTTCGTACCATATTTTTAGGTACCTGCCGTATTTGTTTATAGCTTTTTCTCTATCGGTCTTGCTAGTTATTAAAAATGGCACAAGTCCAGATTCTTCGGCTACGTACTCCGTATGCCACGAAGGCCCGGTCTTGCCTGGAGTGTCCAGCTCTATCTCAACAGTTTTGGCTTTCGTTTCAGTAGTAGAGCTATTTATTGAATCAGGCTTGATATTCAGGAGTGTGACCTTGTCGCTTTTTCGAATTTGCTTTGTTTCAATACCGTTTATTGATGCGTCTAATGCATTAAGACCTTTCGAAAGTCCTAAACCTCGAGACGAAGGGCTTGTCTTTGTAATTGTTTCTTGTACCTGAAGATTATCTTTAATGTAATTTTTTGTTATTTGTATTTGTGACAGAAATGTTTGGTTGTCAGCTATTGTTTGGAAAACCTGGGGCACACCATTAACAATGCCTGATCTGTAATCTTCGGTTTTTACGACAGAAAATGTACTCGAATAGGTTTTGTTGGTTGTTTGTATTACTTCATTTGCATCACCAAATTTATTCTCTTGAATTCTCTTTTCGGCAAGTTGATTAGCAAGTCCTCCGATCTTACAATTACCATTAGGACTGCAATTCACGCCAAATTTAGCCCAGCAGGCATAAAATTGATCAGAATAATAACCTGGAGCAAGTTCTAGCGTTGGTTTGTATGTTTCAGTTTCAACCTTGCTAACCTGTGCTGCAGGGCCGCCGTAGGTAGTTTTTTGTGTTTGAACTGACTTGACTGGTATAAAAACCTGGCTTTCAACAGTGGTATACATATCTTCGCACTTAGAGAAACCTGGCGGGGTGCCATCGTCACCACACTGGTCGTCCCTTTGAGTAGGTTTTTGATCTTCATTATTAGAATTTTTAATATCGTCTTTACAAGCTGTCGCAGTTTTACAAGTTCTGGTTGACTTAAATACTGGTCCAGGATGCTTGACCCAGTAGTAGTTGGTTGTGGTCACAGTCTCGACCGTACCCTGCTTATTTGTGTTACTTCCACTTGCAGGCTCATCGGCTGTAAACTTTATCTTGTCAGGGATTGGCCCTTGCGCCAATGGACTAACATCAACAGCCGTGACAGTTCTCCAAGACTCAAAGACAGTGTTATCAACATAGTATGGATTATCAATATTGTTTGGAAAGCATTCTGTAGTTACAAGAGTTCCAGCATTATTTTGATAAACATACTTAGCAGCAGTTGCAAGGCTCGATGAAATACCTTCATAAGTTTTTCTTGCTGGATCTAAAGTAATCGGGGCAAGACTTAAAATATCGTCAACTTTATTAATTAGCCTTCGGAGAGTAAGTTCACAGCCTAGCTCAATAAGTATTTGTTCAGATTCAATGCTGTAGTTAACACTAAGGATATACAAATAACCTCGAGGATGCCTTACTGTGGTGCCATCATCGTATGTTATATCAAGAGTT